CTGAACTCCAGGCTGAATCGCAGGGATCATTCGGCTCTAAGACCTTTAAGGTTACAGGCACTGCGGTAATCCCTGGTACCGAAGAGGAAGTTTCCGGCTACATTGCTCAAGCTAACAACGATGAGATGGTATATCTCTTCATTCAGCGCAATGGCAAGGCTCGCATGGTAGGTTCTGAAGCATTCACTCCTGAGCTTTCGCTTTCGCAGGGTACAGGCAAGGCTACAACAGATGCCAACTCTACCACAATTTCGGCTGTTGCCGACGACGAGTATCCAGCACCATTCTATCCTGGCAAGATCGAGACAGAGGATGGCGACATCTCTGGTGCAACAGGTCTACCAATCGTTGTTGCTGATAATCCTCACCAATAGGCTCAATATATATTACCTGGGCGGTCATGCGATGCAAAGGTCGTAAGACCGCCCTTTAATTATTTCTAATTATGATAGACAAAAAATTCACAGAAGATATGCAGACGTGGCTCGCTGCTGAAACTCACGACCACGACTCTCTTGTAGCAGGTGCTGAGATGGTGCTGCGCCTCACTCGCAACAGAGCTATGTATCAGACCATAATGCGAAGACCTAAGTACTTCGAGAACAAAATCAGATACGAGCTCAATAAGTTCCTGCGTATGCGACTTGACGAGATGACAATCCAAGATGTCGAAGTTCTGAGCGCAGAGCTTACTCCTAAGGTTAAGGTTGCCATCGATGAAGAGACTAAGTTTATTGCCGAGAATGCTGAGGATGAAGAGACTCAAGCAAAATTCCTGCCTGCAGCATCTGGTATACGTGCCGACCACGACACTCTGCCTGAAGATGTAGCTTCGGTATGGAAAGACAACCGTGAACGCTGGTTCCGCATCAAACAGCTCTACAATACTCTGCTTACCATTGATAAGCCATGCGACCGCTACGAGTATCTCAAGCAGCTCAAAGAGCTATGGTATAAGTATAAGAGTGAGCTTGAGCGCTACGACAACTATGTTGCCGATGATGCTGAAGCAAAAAAAAATGCTGAAGGCGATACCCCTGTAGACATTGCAAAGGATATCACCAACGCTCGCTCTTACATCACCAAGAATATTGGCAAGCTCATAGAGCTTCGCCAGAAGTCGTTGGAGTCTGACGAAAACACCAAGGAGCTTGCCGACTACAACAAGCTACTTGCTAAGGTTCAGGAGCGTGTCGCTATTCTTACTGCCAACAATGCTCCTATAGGCGATGATCTGAAAGCTAAACTCAATGAAGCTGGACTCTCTATTCCGTCCGCTGAGTGATGCTCCCTATCAGTACCACCTCGGTACTGGCTTACACACGCTCGGTCTGCAATCATTGCAGGCTGAGCGTGCCGACGTTTATGTTTTCTCAACAATATAATTATGGCTCTACCGATAAACCTTGACCAATATGCTCATTATGTCACTCTCGACGACTCGGAACTTCGCGAGCTCCGTGTCGCAGAGGGTGTGCTGCAGCGCCTGCATCGATTGCGTGGATTATATGCCTACTGGCTGCAGTTCCCATCGAAGCTGGACAACGACCTGGTGCTATATGATATCAATCAATTCAAGGTGTCGAAGTCGCTTGCCTACGAGGATCTGCATCTCGTAAAGGTTTTGCTTGGCAACCTGCAGCAAACAAGCAAGGACTTCATGCGGTGGAAGATTAACAAATCTATTGAGCAAGATATTGCTGCAGCACGTCGAGCTGGCGACTACCGCTCGATAGCAGCCCTCTCGAAAGTGTTGGTACAGAACAATCGCACAGACAAGGATGATGAGCCAGAACTTGAATTCGACAAGATTGTGCCTCAGAACTTCGAGCCTACCGACGACCCTACAGTTCTCGGTATAGAGCGTATTCCGGACCTACGTGCAAGAATTCGAGCTTTACAAAAGCGCTATTCTGCAACCATGGTGCAGGATGCAGACTATGAAGAGATAAAAGAAGAGAATAAAATAGACGACGATGATTGACAATAAAGAGCAGCCATATCGACAATACTTCAACGATGCCCAATACTACAGTCTGGCAATGAACACACGCGACGAGGTGATTGTTGCCGGGCGTGGTGTGGGCAAAGGAGCCATCCAGGCACGTCGTCTGCAGTCGTGCTTTCAGGGAATGCCTGGAAGTATGGGCGGTTTTGTTGCACCATCGGTTAAGCGCTGCCTTACCAATATACTTCCCTCAATGCTTATTCATCTCGAGCGTTGGGGCTTCAAGCGCGACTTGCACTATGTAGTTGGCAAAAAACCATGGAAGCGCCTACATTGGAAGACTCCTATCTTCACTCCTGCTAACTGGGAGAATACCATCAGCTTCTATAATGGTTCCGTGTGCAACGTGATATCTCAAGATCGTAGCGGCACCTCCAACTCCATATCGCTCGACTATCTCATCATCGACGAGGCAAAGTTTATCGACTATGAGCAGCTGAAGGACGAGACCTTTCAAGCCAACCGTGGAAACGAAATGTACTTCAAGAACTTTCCGCTCCACCATGGCATGACAATTACTTCAGATATGCCTATTACCAAAAAGGGTTCGTGGTTTCTCTCTTATAAGGATAAGCAAGATCCTGAACTTGTGAAGGTAATCGAGGGAATAATCTTCCAGATATGGAAGCTCAAGCAAAAACTTGCCAAGCGTCCAGAACTCCACGATGCTATAAGCAAGCGACTCGACGAGCTGAATGCTCAACTCAACTTCTTCCGCTCCAATTGTCTACTATACAAGGAATACTCAAGTATCGAGAACCTCGCCCTGCTGGGCGAAGAGTTTATACGTAGAGCCAAGCGCGATTTGCCTCCACTTACCTTTGCCACATCAATAATGTGCCAGAGAGTGGGAGTATCTGCAGATGGCTTCTATGGTGGTTTGCGTGAGGATGTTAATCTCTATACCGCTCCTAACGAATCGGTGCTCAACCTCCACACTCTCGATAATGCTGAAGGTGGCATCATACCTAACGACTGCAGAATGGATGCCGACTGCGACGACAGGTTGCCTCTACTCATAGCCTTCGACAGCAACAACCTTATCAACTGGCTCGTGGTTGGCCAAGTGAAGGATGGCAAGCTAAGAATCATAAAATCATTCTTCGTGAAGTATGAGCGCAAGATACCAGAGCTGCTCGAAGACTTTAGCAAGTACTATCACTTCCATCGTCGCAGACAGGTGATATTCTACTACGACTCCACCATGGTTGGCACCAACTGGGGACTTCACTACAACGACCCACATCGAGAGGTTCTCAAGTCGCTACGCTCCATGGGCTGGGCTGTCAGAGATGTCTACCTTGGTAATCCGATGGGGCACATCGAGAAGAATGCGCTTATCAATAAGATGCTGCGTGGCAGAGGTAATCTGCAGGTGCTTATCAATAGAGATAACAATCCCGACTTGCTTATCTCCATTACCTCTGCAGGAGTCTATAATGGCAAGAAAGATAAGCGAGGTGAGAAGCTGGCAGAGACTGAGGAGGATAAGCTTGAAGCACGTACCGATGGTTCTGATGCCTTCGACGTGCTCTGCATAGGTGCAGAGACAAAGCCTGTGTTCCAAGGCGCAGGTGGCACCACAAATACTTATGGAGGATAATGTCATGTGTTAACTCTTATATAATTTTTGGTTATTAGTATTATCTTTTACCGAAGCCACTTGCGCGAGATGCGTAGGTGGCTTTATTTATTTTTTTTGATATACATAACAAAATATTTATGTATTTATTTGCACATAACAAATATTTTATGTACCTTTGCAATGTGTTAGAAAACAAATTGTTAAACTTTAAAATTTCAGCTTATGGATGAAGAATTAGAAAAAGACATCGACCGAAAGAAGCGAGAAATCGCAGACTACATGAAAGTAGCCAAGGTGCTTCATTTCGAAGATGAAGTTATCAACAAGAGAGTTGACATGCTTCTCGAAGATTTGAATAAGCTTCTTAAAAAGCGAAAGTAAAAACCGAGTCCTCTCCATAGTGAGAGGACTCAAAAAAAAATACAAATATGGCAGCAACAGAGAAACTTTTAAGAGAGTATGCAAATCTTGCAGGCAATAACGATGCAGCAAGCGAAGCACGAAAGAAAGAAATTCTAACATGGCTTGAAAGCCATGCTGATGAGGATGTAAAGGTAGAGGCAAAAGAGTTTATCAATCAAAAGCTCACAGACATAGAGAATGAGGTTGCAGCTTTGCGTTCACGCATAAGTGACGAGGACTATCATTTGCTTCCCTTGTCGTATATTGCCAAACATTACTTTGGCAAGAGCTCAGCATGGCTCTCACAGCGCATTAACGGCACACAGGTGCGTGGCAAAGTCTACACCTTGAATGAGGAACAGAAACGCATTTTCAATAATGCTCTGCAAGACATAAGCTCACGTATCGGTTCACTTCGTCTGGCTTGAAGTAATTAAAGTTAGACAATTGTTTTCTATCACACACCAGCCTCGGGACTTCAAGGTCTCGGGGCTTTTAAAGATAATATAAATAACATTAATATGGAAGTAGTAGCAAAACAAAAACAAGAGAAGATAGTTGACATGAAGAAGCGTATGCGTGACATTTACCTTGCTGTGTCATGGCGTGAAGTTTCTCGTACGTACTTCGATAAGTCAGTATCGTGGTTTCAGCAAAAGATGTATGGCATTGATGGCAATGGTGGTGTAGGTGGTTTCACACCTGAAGAAGCGGACAAACTTTATTGTGCGCTTAACGATCTTGCCGACCGCATACGTAAAGCTGCAGACAATATTAAAGCTCCGGCTACTGAGGCGCCGTTTAATTGAACACTAAGTCGCTGTTGAGCTTTCAGCGCACACCAGCCTCGGGACTTCGCAGTCTCGAGGCGTTTTTGTTTTTGGCAATTGTCATGTGTTAACTCTTATATAAGAGTTGGTTATTAGTATTATCTTTTACCGAAGCCACTTGCGCAGATGCGTAGGTGGCTTTATTTATTTTTTATGTTAAAGTACGAATAAAAGTATTATTTTATTTGCATAGTACGAATAAAAGTATTACCTTTGCATTGTTCAATTAAAGCAATAATATATGAAAGCAAAAAGGAAATTAGCATTAACAGAAGCGGAGTTCGAACTTATCGAGCATGTTAGAAACTACAAGAGAAGTTATCCTAACGGAGACCCAGAACTTAGATTGTTCATTAACACGCTAATGGCAGAACTCCTCGACGAACCACTTTATTAACCCAAGCCTCGCCCATGTGGCGAGGCTCCAAAAATAAGAAAGGATATTATTATGGCAACTATGACTCTTTCCCCAACTACAACAAGCACCATCAAGTCAACGCTTAAGGATATACTCATATCCATATCATGGGCTGACTTGTCTAAGCGCTACTTCGGTAAAAGTAATTCGTGGCTATACCACAAACTTAATGGCATTGATGGCAACAAGAAACCAACGGATTTTTCTGAGGAAGAAAAGTATCTACTCAAAGGTGCTTTGATAGATTTGAGTAACCGAATTCGTTTGGCTGCTGATAGTATTGAATAAGCTTGGGATAATGCCCCATATTGAACACCAAGTCGTCTGCTGGCTTACAGACGCACACCAGCCTCGGGACTTCGCAGTCTCGAGGCGTTTTTGTTTTTGGCAATTGCCATGTTCACGTTTCGCACAACCGCCCACGAGCGACAAGACAAAATCATTTACATGGTTGCAAATCTCGCTACATATTCCGCTATGAGCATAAGGGGCAATTGCCAACTTGGCGTAGGGCGGTGTAGTGCTGCAAAGACAGCAGAAAGCGCAAGTTGCAAAATTCAACCACATAACTCATTGAAAACAAGGTGGTTGAATTTTGCAGCTATGGAAAAAGAGGTAAAAAACCATGCTTTTATATATCTATATAGCTCGTTTTAAGCATTAAAACGAGCAAAAACAATAGGTAGAAACCATAAATTATTGCAAAAACTTGTAGAAACAGATTTTTTTGAGTTACTTTGCAAGTGCTTTTAATAAATGTTGATTCGTAGAATCATTATTTGCAAGTATCCGTACAATCAGTCGACCTCCACGACGATTGTACTTGCCTAACAAGATATATTATTATGACAGATTATAAGGATAAGATTAAGGCTCTTGCTGAGCGCAACCGCTTGGCAACGACCGACGAGGAGCGTGCAGCAGTATCCGCTGAGATGAACGCTTTAAGGAGTGAGAACGAACAGGCTTTTACAGAAGCTTTGGAGTGGCTTATCAAGACGACTGCCAAGGATATTGAAATGGTCACTGTTTAATTAATTCAACACCGCCGCACGACCATGCGGCACCATGACCGCTGCAAGTTCTGACTTCGCAACGTTTCATGATTAAAAGAACTCTTTAGCCCTCTGTGCGTGAAGCATCGAGGGCTTTTTCTTTAACAAATATAAAAGCCCGACCTCCATTTCTGGCGGTCGGGCTTACTGTGATTGTCAAATATGCTCTATGATATGGACAGCAGTTCGCGTCCTATTCTGTGCAATCCTTCTATTATGCGCTCGCGCTGCTGCGTGCGTGCCTTCTTAAGTCCATTGGCGTAGTGGCTTAGTTGTCGCTCGTTCACTCCGGAAGCTCGCGAAATGGCAGCAAGCGAGGCGTAGCGCTCGCACGATCGTATGAGCGCAGCAGTGTCGAGGTGGTAGACGAACTCGTAATCGCCCTCGGCGAGCCATTGCGGAATCTCATCGCCATCGGCTTTCATCCCTTCAAGGTGAAACTGGAGTGTTTCAGGCACTTCTTTCTGCAGTTCATCGTAGGTTTTGGCTGTTAAGACGATGGCTCCTGGTACGTTGTCTGATAATGTGGCTCCAAAGTTATGGTCGCACCATCTTACTTCTACTATAATCTTTTCCATATCAATATAGGTGTTAGTTGTCTATTTTTTAGTCAAACCTCGGAAAGGGGCGGGGCGCTTATCGCCACCCCGCTTGTTTCCAAATGCTGTTCAGAAGAAATTGGCTAAGCACCTCGCTCTTCTGCCCTCTTACTGTCACCTTGCCTGGTTTGTCCGGGTGTTTGAATTGTTTGTGGTCGCCCTTCTCAGCTATTTTCACCCATCCGTCTCGCTCCAACAGCTTGATGACTTCAGATACTTTGTACTTTCTCATATCAAAGAGCTTTTGTTTGACAATGCAAAGGTAGTAAAAATAATACTAATATACAAATATTTAGCCATAAAAGTATTGATAATAATACTCTTTTTGCTTTTTTTTATGTATCGTTTGCCAAGGCGAGTAACCGTGAGGGTTTACGCGAATAGTCGAAATGGACGATGCGAATAGCCGAAATGGCTGATTCGAGTAGTCGTGAGGGTTTACACGAATAGTCGCATTTGTGGGCGCGACCATTTTCGTGAGCTTACGAAAATGGAGAATACCAAGCATCTCATCTATCGGGAATATTATATATATAATGTGGAAATGTTAAATTTATCATTTTGCGGTAACATTTCCCTTCAATTGCTTGGTGGTGTCGCTCCTTTTGCCTACCTTTGCCCATGGATAAAGATCGTAGTAATCTACGCTGGGGAGCGACAGTATTTCGCTCGGCACGCTTGCTCGGGCTTTTTTTATGCCTTTGCGCGGTTCGCATACTCTATTCTTTTTTATAAAGGATATAGACAATATTATGACGGCTGCCTTCTCGTGAATTGGTTTCTCCTCGGAGTATACTACGATTCTTTATCCAACGGGAAGTGCAGCCGTCACCCGTTTATATCGGCTGCAAGGATAAAGAATCGTGGTATGACAAACCAAAAAACAACAATCAGTTTCCAGAACGAAACTACCTTGTTTGGTGCTCCAGGAGCACTCGACATGAATGGTGCAGCCAAGGCTGCAAGTGATAACTTTTCAGGCATTAAAGCCAGCTGCGCCCAGCTCAAGGCGAAGGTGCAGCTGGCTATGCTGAAAAAGAACGAAGCCTATAGCCGATTGGCAGGCTTCGAAGTAAACAATCAGACAGTAGCCGTGATAGGTTTTGTGGTGCCCTTGCTTATGGTGGCAACGGTTGTCCTGGCTACTACTGCTCCTCTACAGGCCTTTGCCTCTGCAGGCATCACAGGCTGGGTGGTTTATCGCTTCAATAGCAAAGATTTTAAGAAAGGCGACGAGAAAGGAGGCGAGAAATGAAAATCAAGGTTCCTAAGGTTACAGCCGAGAAGATTAGCGAGGAAGAAGCAGCAGAGATGATGACAGGCTTCGATAGTTTAAACAAGGTGATAGAGAAGCTCGGCAAGTGGCAAGACGCTAACGAAAAGCGTGGATTCTTCATCCTTGGCTATAACGAAGGCAAAATCTCATGTTTTGGTACAGGTGGCAATAAGGGCATTCTTGCTGGCATAATGGCTTCATTGATTATGGAGAGCAAGGAATTTAGAGAAGTAATGTTGCCTGCTATTGTTGCTGCCGAAGATTGGATTAGCAAAAACAAAAAGAAAGTAACCATCATCGAAGGAAAGGAGGACAGCCATGCCAACTAACAATATGCCTACATTCAATATCCTCACTCTGCAGGAACTACAGGCTCAGCTCTTGGATATTTGTGAGCGAATGAATAAGAATCGCGAGTCGTTTGCTCGAGCTCGCACGGAAGAAGACGAAAGATATATCTCGCTAACGGAGGAAATATCGAAGAGCCAAGCCATGGTAGCTGCAGACCGCAAGAAGAGTAAGGACAATTACCTGAAAGCGATAGAAGCCTGCGACCAGAACGACAAGTTCTACGCTAACAAGAAGCGCAGAGCCTACAACGACCACATTCGCGAAATGGCTCATCTGAAGAGTGAGCATGCTCGCAACAACGTGTTGCTCGAGAATGAGCGTGCGCTGCTGTTTAGCCAGTACAAAGCCCATGGTGGCGATATGGAGATTATTAAATCATTGTACAACGACAACAAAAAAAATGAGGGAGGAAAAGAAAATGGAGAACAATAATAATTTCAGCGAGCAGACTCTTAATCTTCTAAGACCAATGCTCGATATCGATACATTGGAAGCGCAGATACAACTACTGGACGATGTGATGGACGACTATCTTGATGTTTCGCCCGACATAATGAGCAACGAGGAGGCAGCACACAGACTGGATGTAGCCTCTAACCTTAGGAGAATGAGTAAGAATTTGAAAGATCTAAAAAAATCAATAGAATCATGACAGAAGAAGAAGACGAGAAAATGCAGCTCGAATATATCGAAGCTTACTTCGACAAGCGCAGTCCGCTGCCTGGGAAAGATATCACAGGTCAGATGAATGTCCCAGAGCCAAAGTCGACAACCGAGATTATTGATGACCTGTCAGATATGTACGACATCAGCAAAGGACTGTTGAGTAAATATCTGGTGGACCATGGCTATTCGCTCGTACCTACAGAGGACGGTAGATTGAAATGGATGATTTACCGATACTACGATAGCCATATAGAATAACAAGAAGGAAACATTTATTTTACATTTTTTATAAACATTGGTTTAGTGAATATGATTCACTTAAGTTTTAGGGGTGTAAGTATTAAGCTCGTGAGAGTTAGGATACACACAAAGGGAAGCAGCGCTCGTGAGAGTGCTGCTTTTTTTTTGTGTATTTTATGCAGCTAAATGAATAAGCTATCTTTGCCTAAAAAGAATAAAAGGATGATAACAATAACTCAATCGATATCTGGCACCTATTTATCATCGAATGTTCCCGATGTGGAATTCTCGATAGGTGGCAACCGCGCCATGGTGACGATGACTGTAGACGACGAACAGATATACCAGGAATATCTATATCCGTTGGCAGGTGTGGTTACGCTTGCCGAGCTCGACCGTCTGCTCACTCCTTATGCCAAGAAGCGCCTGAAGGTGAAGTTGAAGATTCAGATTGCCGAACAGGATGCCGACAACGAGACCATCATGCCTACCAAAAGCATGGAGGCAGATATCATATATAGCGAGGTGGATATCAACACTACTGCTCAAGACTTCATAGATACTCACTATCTGACATTGCTCGAGGGTGAGAAGGTGACGAGTCTTCATCGTCTGGAATATCTACACTATATCGGTACCGACAAGGCAGAGGTGACAGCCTACTATGACGATGGCACTAATAAATCTTTCTCTATATTGCCTGTTGGAGGCAACGACCGCTATACCACACTCGATGTGTCGGCAGAGCAGTTTGCCATGGCAGGCAAGACGTTGCTATGTTATGATGTCCAGGCTGGAAAGCGTACGTTCCGGTTCACAATCGATTTTGATGAGCCTGACTGCGCTCCAGTTCTGGTATTCGACAACTCGTTCGGAGTGGAAGAGCTAATCTATTGCACAGGCACACACACCATAGCGCCATCGTACAAACGCGAGCAAGCGTATATAGGCAAAACCCAACGCAACTATGCGATTACCGAAACCAGGGTGTTCAAAGCCGACACAGGCATACTGTCGTTCACCATGGCAAACTGGGTGGACGAGCTATTCCGTTCGATGAACGTGCATATAGTAACCTTCAAGAATGGCAACCCGAACGTGGGCAAAGAGGTGATAATAACAGACTCGAAGTCGGAATACGACAACAAGCCTACATCGCTGCCTCGATTCACCTTCTCATATCAGTATGCTCAGCGCAATCATAATGTGCTGAATATGGAACGTGCAGGCAGAATATTCGACAACACCTTTGACAATACCTTCGAATGAAAGCTATCCATTTCACCGAGATGCTGCGCCAGATAGACCAAGCATATCAGCATCGAGCGCTTGTAGACGTATACGCTTACAAGGGCGAAACAGGCGCCATTGTCCATTACAAGGGCTGGCTTGTGCACCATGTGGCATGGCGACAAGGTTTTATGCGCTTGAAAAATCCTAAGAACCGAGAGCTGCGTACTATTCCTCAGATATTCATCATACAGATAAACAATCAAAAAATATACTTATGAGCAAAAACAAAAATACCCTGCAGCCTACATCGCATGCAGATGCTGACGGCTATCGCAAATATAGAATTGTGCCTACAGGAATAGGCTCGTCGTCGGAAGGCAACTCTGTAGCTTCAGAATATGGTGGCGACTCTATGAATGTTTTCGATGATGATGATCAGCCAGGAGCATCGAGCGTAAGGCCGATAGTGGTGAAGAAGCGAGAGTATAAGTATGTGCAATGGGGCAGGAATGACCAATTGCCCTACGAGGTGAGAAAGAAACTGATGGAGAATATGGTGACGGCACAATGTCAGCAGTTCAACATCGTGTCGTGCTATGGACAGGGAGTGCGCTTCGTGGATAGAGAGACAAGAAAAGACGTAAGCGACAAAGAAATTCGCGACTTCTGTCTATACAACTCGCTACAGGAGGTGTTCCTCGAGCAAGTTACCGACTTCAAGTTCTTCTTCTTCTCGGTAACAGTTATCATCCTGTCGAAGGATGGCACTAAGATAGTGACGGTAAGAAACAAGGATGCCTCATACTGCAGATTTGAATATGCAGGTTCTACAGCTTCAGGCAAGTCGGAACATGTGTTCTATGGCGACTGGCGACTCGGTTTCTTTGACGAAAGCAAGATTGAGGTAATACCATTGCTCGACTATTTCAATCCGCTTGGCGACCTGATGGTGCGTATGGGCAAACTGCCAAACCCGGAAACAGGACTCAAGAACAAACCTACCAAGGAGCGCAAGTTTGCTATATTGAGCCGTATGGCAACACCAGGCTGTCAGATGTACCCTGTACCATATTACTCTTCGATATTCCGCGATGCCTGGTTCGATATCTATCGATTAATCGGTATCGGCAAACGATATATGATTAAGAATACTTCGGCTCCACGAGTACAGATAGAAGTGCACGAAGAGTATTGGGACAACGTTTGCGACAACGAAGGAATATCAGACGAGCCACTACGCAAAAAGCGCAAGGAGGAAGAGAAGCAGAACATCATCGACTTCGTGACAGGTATCGAGAACGCGGGCAAGGCTATGATTAGCGGATACTATGTAGACCCAAACGGCAAGGAGAACAGAATGGTGCGCATAGTGCCACTCAACGATGCCAACAAGAAGGAAGGCGGTAACTGGAGCGACGATATGAGCGAAGCTTCGAATGCTCTCTGCTTCGCCTTCGGCATTCATCCTAACCTGGTGGGAGCCACACCAGGCAAGAGTCAGATGAACAATTCAGGTAGCGACAAGCGCGAGCTTTTCACGCTGAAGCAGGCTATAGAGAAGCCATGCCACGACATACTGACCAAGCCATATCATCTGATACTCCACTACAACGGATGGAGCGACAAGGTGACGGTGGATGTGCCAATGATACAGCTCACCACTCTCGATGAGAACAAAGATGCCAAGAAGGTTACTAATTCTAATAGCAATAGCAATGACAACGATAACAATATCTAAAGAAGACTTCGAGCAAGCGCTGCCAGTAGGTTGCTCAGCTCATAGCGAGGTGTTTGAAAGTGTGATGCCTGCAATAGACATTGCTAACGATAATTACTCAAGCAATCTGCTTGGCGAAGCAGGCTTGAAGCGGATAGCTGAAGAAGGAGAGAATGGCAGACTACTGCAGTACTATAAGATAATGGTATGTGTGGATGGTTTTCTCTCGGTGTTCAGACAGTTGGACCTGGTGTTGACACCTACAGGCTTTGGCATTGTGTCAAACGACACCATATCGCCTGCATCGAAGCAGAGAGTGGATGCGCTCGAGGGACAGCTACGCACAGCACTATGCAGGGCAAGGGCTATGACCGTGGATTTGCTACGATCTAAAGAATGGGGCAAGACGATGCAGGCAAAGAACTATATCCGCTACATCTATACTGAGAATTATTTCTTCTTTTCGCCCATGGCAACCAAGGCACGGTCGTATCAAGACTGGCAGGCTATGCAGCGAGCCATCATCGATGCAGACGAATCGCTACGCTTGAGAATATCGGACGAACAGATGGATGATATCCTCGACGCATGGCGATGCGATGACCATGACAGGCTGACACCGTATGCAGGAATACTGCAGCTGATATGCGACTTTACCGACCAATGGAACGCAAGCGGAAAAGCAGCCGTCTTTACCCCACTCTATCGACGCATAGAGCGCGAGGTGGAGCAGAACCCTGAGATATACTCTATATATCCAGGGACAGCAGCCTATATTGTTGCGCATATCGAGCACTTCAAAAATACTAAAGATTCATCAGCATTCGTATTCAATGGCTAAGACTATCAATATAGAATTAAAGGCTCCTCAGTCGTGGAGCGAACTGACTCAAGAGCAGTTGCGCTATGTGTTCTACCTCATGGCAACCTTTGCAGATATGACGGTAGTTAAGACTTATATGTTTGTGCGCTTTACAGGCATCAGCGTGATAGAGAAGAATCGCTATGGCTGGAAGTGTGCTTATAAGCCTGAGGGTGAGAAGCTGAAGGTGTTCTATATAGAGGCGTGGCAAATTCATTCATTTCTTAAGCAGTTGAGCTGGGTGGACTCGACGGAGGATATGGACAATAGGTTGGATGTTGTCCAAGGACTCCAGGCGGTCCATCCGCTTCTGCAGGAAGATACCGAACATAAACGTATCATCAGCTTTGGCGAGTATCTCTGTATGGAACAGCAATATCAGCTATTCCACGAGACGAAGAAACAGGAGCATATAGATAAGCTCGCCTCGTTTCTATATCGTAAGCCCGACTTCTCTCGACCTGACGAGCTGAGTCTGACAATAGAAGAAAGCCTGGCGACGATAGCGTGGTTTGCCAATATTAAGTTAGTTATGTCGAGAGCCTTTCCGAACTTCTTCCGCAAGGCTACTGCCGACGACGTGACAGAACTGTCGGTACTGCAGTCGATAAACCTGCAGCTAAGAGCTCTGACAGATGGCGACGTGACGAAGGAAACAGAGGTGAAACGTGTGGACTGCTGGCGAGCGCTGACAGAACTCGATGCTAAGGCAAAGGAAGCAGCAGACTTTAGACGTAAGTATCCAGACTTGAATAAATAACATATAATTCATATTACCATGGCAAAAGACCTTTTTCCAGCTCTCGAATATTTTACACAGCTTGCCAAGTCGAGCCGACTGGCACAAGATAATAAGTTTTATCCTTGTCTCTGCTCTGGTCCAGACTCTATACAGGGAGTGATGGAGAACTTCAGGAAGCAGCAGAACTTCATCATGGTGGATGATACCACCTCACAACAGACCTTCTCGAATGGCGTAGGCTACTTCCGCAGAGATGTATATACGATATTCATCTTGGCTCATTATCGCATAGACGATATGATAGACAGAGAAGAGAAATTGAACCTATGCAGGCAAATATTCAGGCAGTTTCACTCTCGCCTGCTTCACGATCGAGACGAACTTGGCGACGACCGACTGACATTCCTGCAGTTGAATAATGTCTACTCATCCGAGTTGCCTCGATATTCATATAACGGAGTGACAGGACTGTACTTCATGATACAAAACGAGGAACCAATAGATATATGCTATGACGAATCGGAATGGACTTAAACCCAATATGACTGATGCCGAACATCAGAAATGGTTGGATGGATGGCAGCAGTTTATGGTGGATATATGGCGTGAGCGAATGATGCAATTCACTCCACCAGTAAACGATACAGGAGCATTGGCACGCTCGATACAAGGCGTGGTACACCCTGGTCCTGTTACCACCATCGAACACCATTTCCTTGAGTATGGTATATATGTGGCTCGAGGAGTGGGCAATGGATATAAGCATGATAACGGTGGCGACCTCAAGTTTCTGAAGGACTGGAAGACAAATCCACACCACAGACAGAAGCGTGACTGGTTCTCGAAGAAGTATCTGTACTCTATCCATCGCCTGAACGAATTTGAAGCTTCATATTATGGTACCACTTATAATGGTTTGGTGTCATCGTATCTGAGTCAGCTATTCAGCGACGGCAAAAATACTATAGATAGAACGATAAGGAGGTTTTAATTTTTAATCACCATTTTTATTATGTCAATACAATCAGAGTTTTCTGCTCTACGTGAACTCTTCACTAAAATACGCGACGAACGAGGCTCTCATGCCAACACAGCTAATCGTATAGGTTCGGCATTTCTTGCTCTATTAGATTATGTCCTTAATGCGCCATTCTTGCGTAAGGACAAAGAAGATGTAGCAGCTGGCGAAGTTACCTTTCTGCGAGGTCTTAAAATAGGCGATTACTCTTCTGTGTCATTAACTGGTGGAGAATGGTCTGTCGATGACAAGGAACACACCTACCTTACTACCGATTATCTCGAAGTAAGAATGAAAGCTATCTTCGAGGAGTTGATGATTAAGAAGACATCCACTATAGGCGGTAATGTTATATTATCTCCTGCAGGAAGTGTGACAGCTCACGATGTACAGACTGTTAGCGTAATATACAACGATGTCTCACAAGAGGCATATCGTTGCTATTTTCTCGCAGAACTCGACGGCAACGAAATTAGTAACGACTTCGCAATAGGCGACCTAATACGTTCGGAAAGTTTCAATCTAAACAATGGAAAATACCACAAGATGGGCAATCACTTCTTGTGGAGACTGTGTATTGGCAGAGACGATAAAGCAATAGAGAAGAATGGCAAAAAGTATCATTATATAGACCTTTCTGTAACAGATTGCGCAACAAATAGCGATAGACCAGCTAAGGGTGACGTCTTAAATCAATGCGGAAATAGAGACAACCCAGAGAGACAGACATGTATGTTCTTCTCTTCTGTTGGTACTTATGCTCCAAGTATCACCTTATATCAAGGAGTAGACAATTATTCATTCGACAAGAAAGAGTATGTAGAATATGGAGTGAATAATTCGTCTAAGAAGGCATTCTTTAATGTATATGGAGATATGTATATAGGTGACAGACCTACCGCAGAGAATAACTATGAAGGTAGCACTTATGTAAAATTTCAGCAAGATTGTAATGGTAAAGGCAAGCCACGTCTTCAAATAAAAGCAGAATTAGATGTTAAGAGCACTATTGACGGTAAAAATATCGATAAGTATATCGAGGATAACACATTGAGCGAGGCTGCAGTTAATAATATTATTAGCAATTCACAAATCATATCAGACTTGCAAAATCAAATAGATGGAGCTATAGAAACATGGTTCTATGAAGGTATTCCTACACTTGGTAATGTTCCTGCTGCAGAGTGGAAAACTGATAGCGATAAGAATATACATCTTGGAGACCTATATTACGACACGTCTACAGGCAAAGCTTATAGATTTGCCATGGTCGACAACAACATATATAAATGGTTAGCAATAACAGATACCGATATAGCTAAAGCTCTTGAAACAGCAAGCAAGGCGCAAGAAACTGCAGATGGTAAGATGAAAGTGTTTTGCCAGCAGCCTACACCTCCTTACTACGAAGGCGACTTGTGGGTTAATGCAACATATCCTCAAGACGGAAGTGTGTACAAAAATGACATATTGAGATGTACTACAGGGCGAACATTTGGTGCGTTTAACATCAACGATTGGACATTGTCGTCTAAATATACTGACGACACTGAAGCTCACAAGGCTCAAGACGCTGTTGTTAAGACGCAAAAATCGCTGCAGAATCTCTCTGATACTGTAAGCAACAACAAAAGCGCCTTTGATAAGTACACACAGGATGGTTATGTTGATGGTGCAGAGATTGTTGCGATGCAACAAGACATTAAGCGCTTGGTAGACGACTATACGGCTGCCGAGAAAGCTTATAACGAGGTTGTTGGGAGTGAGGTTCTGAAAACTGATACAGGAGCAGAGACTAAGGAACTTACAGATCTAAAGATTGCTAAACAAGCCTTAGATAGCGCTCATAAGGAATTAGTAGATTATCTTAATGATATTACTAAGAGATTTAATGAATCAAATGATACTGGCAAGAAAACTATCAGCAATCGTGTTGGCACTCTCTTCGATAATTTTCAGACTGCTTATAGTGCCTTTTATAATGCTCTCGGCATAGCTAATGCGTACATAACGAGTTCTATCTACTCGATAACCTTAGGTAATGTGACTAATTATGATAATCTAAAGTATCTTAAGAATGCATTGCAAGGAGATAGTACTATACAAGGTGGACTCATGCTGTCAAGCACTATAGTGCTTAGAGATGCAAAAGGCGCTGCTGTAATGAGTGGAATGAATGGTATCGTCGATGAGACAAAACAAAACCAAGGACTTGAGAGTATTGCGACCTGGTGGGGAGGCGCTTTTGCTGATAAAAAGACATTCCTTCGTGCAGGGCAATCGATAGCAGATACTATAGAAGGTAAGAATGCTGTCACGGACTATGCAACATCACTTGTTAGATTCGACGGAAGTGGTTATCTTGCAGACGGTGCAATATGGTGGGATAAGACAGGTAATGTACACGCTAATCCTGCTTCATTTATAATAAGCGAAAAAAATGTAGGAGTATATCTATCCTTCTTAGAACCTGTGTGGAAACCAGGAATAACAGATAATACTCTAATTGACAATGTGCAATATCTCATTGCGAAGAAAGACTTTCGTTCCTTGGTCGGAATAGATTCGCTCGCTACAGAAGGATATCTTAAAATCGGTGGCGCTTACCTTGTATGGGACAATACAAATAAGGCTATCAGAATCGCAGGAGACAAGGATGGCAAAACTTTGGCGAATCTGTATACAACAGGTAGCATTACTGCTTATGGTGCTGGTAGCGGAACTGATGGCGGTGGAGGGCTGAATGGTTCGGTGCTGACGTATGCGAATGCTATCAGTTTGACGACTGCAGGCAATGAGCTGTCTCAGATAGCCAGTGCTTGGAGTATTAAGAAGCTCTATGACAAGATAGAGGCTATTGATGTTAGCGACCAGCTGACAAATTATCTGCAGAAGACGGATGCTGCCAATTTGTATCAACCAAAGGGGCATTATCTAACTTCGCTTGGAATCAATGTTCCTACAGGTCTTACGGTGTCGGGTTCTCCTGTAACCTCAAGTGGAAATATTACTATTGGGCTGGCTGCAGGCTACTCTATACCGACAACCGCCAAGCAGACCAACTGGGATACGGCATATAGATGGTATACGGCTATAGCAGGCAAGGATTCGGATGGTGCCATCGATAAATGGGACGAGATTGTGGCATTCTTGGCTAAGATCGATGACTCGACGACTCTGGATGGAATAATTGGTGGCATAAACTCTTCGATATCTACAGAGGCATCGAGGGCTAAGGCTGCAGAAGGTGCGAATGCTACGGGTATAGCTACTCTGCGTAGTTATTTTAGTAATGGCGTGGCGAAGAATGCAAAAAATGCAGATACTTTAGATGGGTATCATGCAGCGGATATTCAGCAGGCAGGTTGGGTAAATCTGTACAGATATGGCACTGACTATAGAGAGATAAAATGGACGAGGATTGGCAGATTTGTTACTAAGATATCTGATAGCGTAGAAAACGACGGAATGATAGAATTCTGTTCGAATGGTGATCAGAACTATTGGTATTTTGCTTATGGTACATTGATGCTGTCGTCTTCATCTACGTCGTCAAGATCTCTGATGTTGACAACTCACGGGATGGGTAGCATACATTTCTATGCTGCTATCGACGATAATGGGTATATATGGCTTGGGCATAATGCTTGGCGCACGGGCAATTCGAAGTTCAGAGTGCTGTGGGCGGGCAAGTATGTTGAAATGTATGATTCTAATCTGATTATGCAGACTAAAGCTCCTGTAGATAAATATGTGACGGACAATGGAACTTACAAGATGGGGCAAGGCGTTAAGGGTATAAATTATCTGAAGAACGTGAATGCATCATCAGCATCGAAGCTTGAGACAACGAGAAAGCTGTGGGGACAGAATTTTGATGGCGGAGGTGATGTGGCTGGTATGCTCACCTTAGCCGACGGTAGTCATGCCGGTTTGAAGCTTGGATCTGCATATCTGTCTTCTCTTGGTGGCTGCGCCATATTCCAAAATGTAAAAGCCATTCGTTTTGGTGGCGATTCTTGGAATTGGAGCGCTTGGGCAGGACTTAGCTATGACGAAAAGAATAAGATGGTGAATTTAGGTTTGGCAGATGGAAGCATTTTTACTGCCACCACACCGCAGAAAGACGGTACTGGTACTCTTAATTTGGTGAATATAACTAAGCTGCTGTTAGGAGGGCTCGGACTTGAGTATGACGTTAACAATAACGCTCTGAAAGTGAACGGCAATCTGTATGCTACGGGTGGTATTACGGCTTATGGTGCTGGTAGTGGAACTGGTGGCGGAGGTGGAGGGCTTGATGCTACAGTGAAGCTCTTCTCTGAAGCAATAACCCTCACGCAAGACTCTCGTGGGTTTGTTGCGTCGGCATATTCTGTTGCAGCTCTTAATAGTAAGATAGCAACATTGCAGACTGATGTTACTACATTGAGGGCTGAGCGTAAATTAGATTATAGAGATATAGATTTTGGTTTGTCGTCTGACAATTCTTCTGCTGATAATTGGCATACTTACCAAGATATTGCAGAAGGCATGTTTATACTAGTTGATAACAAATATGGTCAAGGGCAAAGCATCGGCGTGTTGTTGCAATATAAAGACAACATGAATCATGCACTTAACCAAGTTGTGATATCAAGCTGTGAATTGTTGCCAACCGAGGAGAACTTCGGTTCGCATAAAGATGGAATAATGTTCTTTAAGTGTCGCTCATGGAACACTTTAACATCACCAGGATATGCAGGGGCAAAAAACACCTGGAGCGAGTGGCATGATATCAATGAGAGAATTACGAATGATGATATTGATGAACTTTTTAATTAAAAAACTATGACGAAATACTTAGACTTTGAAGGACTTAAGCATTTTAAGAAGAAGATAGATGCTGAATATAAACCTGCATTAAATGGCAAGGCAGACAACAATATTGGTATCTTTACAACAGGTGTTGCTACTCCTGAGCTTCACGTTAATTCTAATAATGCTGATGAAAAAAGTGCCAATCAAATATTGGCAACAGGGGTGGATGGCACAGCTGATATTCTGATACTACATAATAATTCTAATGGCGCAGCGTTAGATTTAGTTAGAGCCAACGTAAATGGTATAACTGTTAATTCATACGCTGCATCGTCGTCATTACCAGGTGAAAATATTAACGCTAAAGATTGGACACTTACAGGGCGAAAAACTGATATTACTGGTGATTCTATCACTTCGCCTAAGATTGTTAAGGCTGGTGGTACTTCCAGTGAGATTTTGATGGCTGATGGTTCTATAAAAGACTTCGTGTCCCTTGCTTCCATTCCACTTACAGGCTCGATTAATCTAACCACAGAAAATGCCATCACCTTAGCTGCTAAGTATGCCAAGGTGGCTAATAATAGCATCAACTTCTATGTCATAGCAGATAGCCGTGGTAAATTGCCATCATCAGAAACTCGCATAAATATAAACTCTGGTATTACATCTCTTGTAGGTGCAGAGGGTGCTAATGTTGGTGATTTGTTCGTTGTCGGCAAACTTAGTCTGAAGCCTGTATATAAGATAATACCTCTTAATGATGCTAAGGCAGAGAACTCTACCTATAAGGGTACACAGGGTGTGGTTACTCCTTGGGATAAGTCGCAGATAAACAAGATAGCTTCTGTTGAATCTACTGCTAATGCCGCAAAAAATAATATGCCAACATATGGCGAAAGCAATATGAATAATGCCTTAAGGACTGGAATGTATCCATGGTGTACTCTTGGCAGACCGTCAGGCTCGCAAGGAGCTTATACCTGTGTAGTACTGGCATCAACGACGGCAGATAGCAATGGCTATATAACTGTAGAGCAGACTGCTTATGGAAGACAGAACGAAAAAGGCAAAATATATAAGCGCATTATCTTCGTTAAGTCTGGCGTTACAGAATATGGAGACTGGATAGCTATAGGATAAAGGAGGTGAAAAAATGAGTGTAGATAGAGGAATAATCGTAGCTCCCGTCACCATCGATGACGTGAAGCAAGTATTAGGCGAGAGCACTAATGATTTGGCAGCGCTCTGCCGAAGTAGTAATATCAATATGATGAGCAAATATAAACCTGTGCCTTTAGCTGAGACATTCGTAACAGATTCGCTTAATGCTGATAAAAGAACGTGGACTGCCAAGAGTGACACAGGATGGTGGATTGGCAATCCTAATGGTGTATTCGGTATGAGAACTGTAAATGATGTGCAGCAGGCTAAAGAACTTGGCAGATGGACATACAATAAGCCTACAGGAACTTCGGAAGCTCCTTATCGTCTGTCAGACTTCATTGGTTATAACAGTAACGAGAACGAAAACAACTTTCCTCTTCGAGCAGTTGTGTACGGATATAGCGAGAAAAACAATGTTGTGTATAATGATAATGTTGTTTGCATATTGTTTCAGGGTGGTGATGATCCTGTTTATCCGAATAATACTTTCTCGTTGGGTGATCTGTTGAATATGCTACGTAAGGGACTTGGAGACAATATCTATCCTGCCGTCTGTATATACAACGAGACTAATAAGGAGAAGATGTTCGTGTCTTCAGATGTACCTATGAAGCCTGGAGTTATGAACGATGAGATAACTATCTTCCGTGTAGATTTTAAGCACGGGGGAAAAATATACGAGGGTGAAATACTTGATGTTAATTTTCGCGGATATCTAAAAAAGTATGAGGTTGGCGACAGGCTGACATTTATTCCGCTCCTTTGCTCGACAACTGACCACGATTCTACAACCTTCCCTCAATGTATCGTATGCCCAGCAGTAAAGAATACTGTAGAATTCTGTGATGCCTACGTCACATTGCCATTGGCAAAGAGTGATGACAAACCTGTTACTACTAAAACCATTGTGGTAAATATTAGCAATCTCAAACTGAGACAGGAGGTAGGACAGATGTTGTACTATGACAATGGTGATAATACTGCAGGTGTTATTAAATCAGAAACGCTCTTGAAAGTCAGCTTCACACTCTCTACAGATTATCTCACGAATCTTAGGATTAGACTTGTTGGCGAGTCTGATGACGGAGAAGGTACATATCTGAAGACAGATGATGTCAGTATCGGTATTAATGATGTGATCAATTTTGCCATCAACGAGAAAAGCTTCAAGATGAAATCTTACGGCTCGTTATCAGATGCACAGAAAGGGGTGAACGCTGATTACAGCTTCGGTATTCCTATACAAATAGCTTATGCAGAGCGTGAGAATACTAAATGCCCAAACTGGACAGTTCGAATAGAACTCGAGGCAGACAAAGCTACAGGCCCAGACTCGAATACGCGATACGAATTCAAGTTTGACGGTGGAGGTGTTTCGGCAGATGGTGTGATATTAAATCAGAAATATTAGAAAGTAAGAACCGTGAGCGTATTTTTATTTAGTTTATGCTCATAATATCTTTGTCTATATATAACAATAATAAATCCAACTATGATAGAAAATATCCGTTCACTATGCGTAGGCATCGCCATCGCAGTTATAGCCTTCCTCAAGCCTATTGAGGGAGAGCTGACATCGCTAATGATAGTATTCTTCCTCAACTTTCTTTTTGGCTACCTGTCTGGCATGATAGCTAATCATGAAGACTTTAGCCTGAAGAAGGCTTTGAGATGTGGAGCGGAAGCTACTGTGTTCTTCATACTGTGCTGTGCCATATATACTGTTGGACAAATGAAGCATCAGTACGAAGGAGCTCTGCAATGTGTGAGCTTCGTTACATACGTGGTACTCTACTTCTATGCTCTCAATATACTGAAGAACCTGAAGAAGATATTTAAGCCTGGTACTACACCATGGCAAATTGTATCCTTCCTGTATTATATACTTCGATTTAAATTCATCGAGCGCATACCAGGACTGGCAGAATACCTCAATATTGCAGAACGACAAACCAACTAAACATAATACATCATGCTATTATCACAGCACTTTACTCTCGAGGAGCTCACTCGCTCGGTAACAGCTCGCAACAGAGCTATTGATAACACTCCATCTAAGTCAGACCTTGCCAACTTGAAGCTACTGGCAGAGAATGTTTTGGAACCATTGCGCACGGCATTCGGCAAACCAATCATCGTAAGTTCAGGATATCGCTGTCAGGAGCTCAATAAAGCAGTTGGTGGTTCACGAACTTCGCAACATCTATTAGGACAAGCTGCAGATATCCACGCCATGGGTAGCACAAAAGAAGACAATAAGGCTTTATTTGAGACTGCAGTATCTCTTATTCGTCAAGGCAAAATCAGCGTAGGACAATGTATCGATGAGTATAACTACTCGTGGGTACATATCTCTATACCAGGTAAGCATGTTAACAACATAATCCATATAAAATGAAAAAGAAAGATTTTCTTATACCTGCAATACTGATAGCTATTGCAGTCGTAATAATCTCAATTACGACCGTGCTCGTTAAGAGAGAGCAATACAGAAGGAAGATTGAACATTTGCAATCTCAGATAGAGATATTGAACTCATGGAATACCTATCCGAGTATTGTCCATGATACCATTCGCGATACGATACCTGTAGCATCAGCACCTGCTCTTGTAGTAACAAAAGAGGAATACAAAAAGGTTGCAGATAAAGCTCTGCTAAAAGACTTAAATGTAAAACCTGCAGCAATAACCTCACAGCTTCAGACGGAGATATCGACACGAGACAGCATAAAGTTGAGAGCAGCACCTGCAGATAATGACTATATATATCATGACCATTGGACAGACATACACTTATCACTCTCGGATTCCATTCTACAATATAATATGCGCGACTCTATAGCAATGTTCGTCGTGCGTGACTATAAACATAGATTCCTCTTCTGGCGCTGGGGAACGAAAGGCTATAATGTGAAGCTCGTGAATTTTAACCCTCGTGCTACAATTAAATATCTGAAGTACGTGAAAGTGGAATAAAAAAGCAAGAAAACTTGGCAATATAAAGAAAAAGGTTTATATTTGCGATATAATAATTAAAACATCAAGAATATGGATACTTACTTTCTTTTGTCAGCGGTGTTCTTCGTAATGCTTATCTTGTTTCAAGGCTTGCAAACTGTAGGTGAAAAGGTAAACAAGATAGCTAACACCTATGGTGTGCCAAAAGAAAAGCCACAACCAGTCATCAAGAGCGAGCCTAAGGTTGATGCAGCAAAAGATGAGAGCAAGAAACCTGAAGACGATAACTCTTTTGCTCAAAGATGCAAGCGACAAATTGAATACGAGAAAACTCTTGCTCCAGGCTCTGAAGAATTAAGAAAAGCTCGTGAAGACTTTAAGAAAGCATATTTAGAGGAGCGCGAGAGTGTAAGACTGAAAATGTGCGAAGGACGTGAAATTAGAATAAAAGCTATAGAAAAATCTCCAGAATATTATGCTGGCAAAGAACAATACAATCATTATTTTGATTTATTCTTTTCGATGGAAGAAGATTATGTAAATTATATAAAAGAATCAGCATAATTTTGTATTTTCCCCCACATATAATAAGTGCTACATTTGGCTCATAAACCAAATATAGCACTTTTTATATGGAAAAAACTCAGACTTTTCGAACCATCATAAGTCTCAATGCTCAAGAGGCTAAAGACGATATAGCAGATCTTGAAAAGCGTCTTGAAGCATTGAAGAAGAAGAAGACGGATGCTCTTCGTAATCCTGAAACTTTAGTTAAAGATATCAATAAGTTTGATAAGGAAATAAAAGCAGCAGAGGCGAGTATCAAAGCTTATGGTAGCAATGTATCAAAAACTATAGACGTAATCAATAATCTCGGAACTTCATCGCTTGGAGATATTGAGAAAGCTGCTCGTGAAGTGCGTCGTGCTATGAAGCAGGTAACAAAGCCTGACGAATATAATGAGCTCAATAAAATCCTACAACGCTGCAAAGACCGCATGGATGAATTAAAGGCTTCGTCTATACAGTCTAAGAAAGAACTGCAAGCGCTCGATCAAGCTGCTGATAATCTCAAGAATGTTTTAGGTAACATTGATGGCGCTTCTCTTAATGAACTGACAGCTGCAGCTACATTGCTGCAGCAAAAGCTTGGAGATATCAAACCAGATGATACCGCTTATCACGAGACTGCTGAAAACCTGTCTAAGATTAAAAATCGTATTCAGCAACTTAATACCTCGCAGAAAGAGGCAAACCTAACCATCGACAAATATGACGAAGAGATAAAAGCTGCTACAAGATCCGTAACGGACCTTGTCAGAGAGAATAATCTGATAGATGCAACTCTCAAGAATATAAGTGGCGCGTCGCTACGTGACCTTCAATATTCTCTCAAGATTGTAAACGAACGACTCGCTGATCAGAAGCAAGGTACTGCAGCATTCGAAGATCTGACGGACCATGCCAAGAAATTGAAAGCACAGATAGCTGCTATTAATGGAGAACAAGAGAAGTCAGAATCCCTCTTCGGTAAAACAGCCAACTTTCTCAATAAGAACTGGGGTGCAATAACTCAGACTATTGCAGCGTTCTCTGGTTTGTCAGCCAATGTGCGTCAATGCGTGGATGCCTATACAGAGATGGACCAGGAGATGAACAATGTACGAAAGTATACAGGTCAGTCAATGGAAGAGGTGATGGAGATGAACGAGGACTTCAAGAAGATTGATACACGCACACCACGTAAACACCTTAATGAGCTTGCTGAGTCTGCAGGTCGCCTGGGCATTACTTCAAAAGATTCTATTGAGGAGTTTGTCGATGCTGCCGATAAGATTAGCGTAGCTCTTGGTGATGACCTTGGAGATGATGCCATCGATAAGGTAGGTAAATTAGCTATGGCTTTCGGTGAAGATGACAGGCTTGGTTTGCGTGGTGCTATGCTCGCTACAGGCTCTGCCATTAATGAGCTTGCTCAGAACTCATCTGCATCTGCTGGATATTTAGTAGAGTTTACCGCTCGTGTGGCAGGTGTGGGTAAACAGGTTGGTTTGACACAAGCTCAAATAATGGGCTTTGGTGCTGTGATGGACGAGAATATGCAGAAAGATGAAATGGCTTCGACGGCTTTCTCTCAGCTTCTTACTAAGATGTCGACCGACACTAAGACATTCGCTAAGATGGCAGGCGTTGACCTCAAAACATTCTCTAATCTCGTCAAGACAGATATAAATACTGCAGTATTAACTCTCATGGATAATCTGAAGTCTAAGGGAGGCTTCGACCAACTCGGCAAGATGTTTGGTGATATGGGACTTGATGGCACACGTGCTGTCGCGGTCCTCTCTACTATGGCTGATAAGATAGATGATGTACGCTCTCGGCAAGAGATTGCCACAAACGCATATAAAGAAGCAACATCTGTTATTGAAGAGTTCGACGTTCAGAACACGACTATACAAGGTGATATTGAAAAAGCTAAGAATCGTTTCCATGAATTGGCTATCGAATTAGGCGAGAAGTTGCTGCCTGTAGTTAAATACAGCATCAGTACTGGAGGAATCGCCATCAAGTTGCTGTCAGTTGCGACATCATTCACTCTGAAATATTGGAGGGTTATAGTAGTGCTTGCATCTGGTATCGTTGCCTACACTTTGGTTGTCAAGGCAGAAGCTATTGCTGAGAAAGCTGCAACAGCAGCCAAGATGGCGAGTGCTGCAGCAGATAAACTAAAAGCTGTACGTACAGCGTTTGCAGCATCAGCTCAAGAAGCATATAATATAGCCGTAAAAGTTGGTACTAGACAGATAACTCTAGCTACAGCTGCTCAGCAGCTATGGAATAAGGCTATACTTGCCAATCCGTATTCTGCAATTTTGGCTACAATGGTAGCAGTAACAGCAACTCTTGTTGCTTTTACGTCGAAAGCTGATAAGGCGACAAAGGCGCAAAGAGAATTGAATGAAGCTAATGAAGAAGCTGCAGCAGACTGCCGCTCAGAAGTAGCAGAATTGTCATCACTTGTGAAATTGGCACAGGACAAATCATCTTCTGACGAAGTTAGAAAAGAAGCTATCAAAAAGCTGCAAGAGAAATATCCTGGATATCTCGATAATCTTAATCTCGAGAATATATACTCAAATAATGCTCGTAAGGCTGTTGATAACCTTACGGATTCTATACTGGCACAAGCTAAAGCTCGCGTATACCTATCCAAGGTAGAAGAACTTGAAAGAGAAAAGCAGAATGTGAACGAAGAATACCTTAATGATTGGTGGGGAAAAATGTCGCATACATTCACTTCTCAATTTCAAGCTTTAGCCAATAACATTGCTCACTATGCGGAGAAAGGATACAATGCGGTATCACAAGGCGTTGGCAATTGGCAATTCAATAGAGGGTTAAAAGGTTTCAAAGAAGGCTGGAATGAAGAAACATATATTGAACGTGAAGGTTATGGTCTTAATATTGCACAACAATATAACAGAAACCATCAAGCCGAACTAAATGACTTGTCAAGGATGCAAAATGTATATCTTGAAAAATATAGAGAGGTACAGAAGCAGGAAGCCGAGAATTTAAAGAATGTTCGAAAGGCAAACAAAGATCTTGGAAGCCAGGGAGACCAATCTACTTCTAACAATAGCGAAGAGTACGAATCGGAAGCTGAGAGAAAGAAGCGAGAGCAAGAAGAACGTAAAGCTGCTATTGCTACACGAAAAGCAGAGGCTGAGCGTAAACGTAAGGAAGCACAGGCAAAAAAAGACTTACAGGCTGCCATCAAGGCTCAACAAGCTATCACAGATGCAGAACTTGTAGAAAATTACCGTCGCTATACAGATGAGAATCTCGCATACCGTGACTTCATGCAGCAGCAGTATGAAATCAAGAGTAAGGGTATAGATGCTCAAATAGAGCTCTACGGCAAAGACTCTGACGAGGCACAGGCATTACTCAAGAAGAAGACTGAGCTCGAAAAGCAATATCAGCAAGATCGGCTTAAGATGGATAACGAAGAAATACAGCGCAAACATGCCAATATAGCTATAGACTTACAAATGGCATACGAGAAAAAAGGTGCTCAAGAGGAGTTGTTTAAAGGTGAAAATGCGCTAAAAGAAGAGCTATATCATAATGAAGATGCGCTAAATGAAGCTATGTATCAGAATGATATTAATATGCTCAAATCTCGTCAAAGCCTATACAAGAAGGATTCGCAGGAGTGGCTCGACATTGATACAGAAATTAAGCAACGACAGAAAGAGCAAGAACTGACACGAGAGCAACGATATAATGATCGCTTGGCTCAATATCGTGCTGAGTGGGGACGTAAAGACATTAAGGAGCAAGAAGATATTGCTCTCAAAGGTCTTGATTCATTGCATTCTAAAAAGCTATTGAAGGAAGAAGAGTATGAAGAGATGAAAAAGAAGATTCGACTTCACTATGCAGAACTTGAATCTTCTGAAAATCTTAAGAACTCTGCAGGGGAGCAATTTAAGCAGAATGTTCAATCTGCATATAACACTGCTTCAAATAATGCACAGGCAGATTATAGCGACAAGCATCCTAATGGTCTCAATGTTGGTAACTTGCTGACCTCTGATATTGACATATACAAGTCTACTCTTGATAATATCAAGAGCATGGAAACAGAGAGTGTTATCAGTCATCAAGAGGCTATGGCTGCAATGTCGGAAGCGACTGCAAATATGTGTAATAATATTGTTACTAAGATGCAGGCTGCAATGGATACCGTCTCTCCTCTGCTTAGTGGAATGTCGTCGTATTATGCTGCTCAATCTGACTACGAGGTTACCGTAACCGAGAAAAAGTATGAGAAACTCATAAATGCAGCTGGTAACAATACTGCCAAAACCAAGAAACTCGAAGAGAAGAAAGAGAAGGAAGTTGCGAAGATTAAGAGTAAATATGCTCGTAAACAGGTAGCAATGCAGATTGCTCAAGCTATTGCTCAAACTGCGCTATCAGCTATCGCAGCATATAGTTCTGCTATGCAGGGCGTGCCATATCCTGCCAACTTAATACTTGCGCCAGTAGCAGCAGGTATTGCTGCAGCTGCAGGTGCTATACAGATAGCAACTATCAAAAAGCAACAGCAGGCTCAAGAGACTGGCTACTATGAGGGTGGTTTTACGTCTGGTAAACGCTACAGAAGAGAAGCTGGAGTTGTGCACGAAGGCGAATTTGTTGCTAACCATAATGCAGTTAACAATCCTTCTATCCTTCCTGCTCTACAACTTATAGACCAGGCGCAGCGCAATAATACAGTTAGCACACTTACTGCAGCTGATATTTCTCGTTCTATAGGTCAAGGTGGAGCGACGGTAGTGTCAGCTCCTTCGGTTACTGTACAGACCAACAACGAGGACTTGAAGAACACTATCGATGATACAAACATAGTTATCGACAACTTGAGAGATTTGCTTGCTGCAGGTGTTCATGCAAAGTTGTCGATGGCAGAACTGGATAGAGAATGGAAACATTATCAACGTTTACAAAGCAATAAATAGTATGATAGTATGTACAATCGATGGCAAAGTAGGTGTGCCATCATCATCTGAAGAGATTAAGGTTACATTCGAGAATCAATATATCAGAGATTCAGGCTCGTACACCTATGACATTTCATTCCCAATGTCAATACACGAGAATCAAGTATTGTTTGGTAATGTGCAGCGCATGGACGTTAAGAAGACATTGCCAGACTACGAAGATTGTAAGCTATATGTTGACAATATTCTTGTTATGAGTGGCAAAGCTACTGTAACAAGCATCACCAACGAGGCTGTGAAGCTACAGCTCGTTGGTGGTAAGTCTCGCATTAAATACAATGCTAAGTTTGAATCACATTATATTGATGAAATTGACTATCCAAGAGTTGTCGTAACCAAAGGTCTAGATAGAGAGGGCTATGCGAGTATACCAAGAATTAACTTTAATGGCACCTGGCCTCTATATCGTGCTGGCGAGCCATTGATGATTGACTTCACTGATTACAACTTTGTTGGCCAACCAGGCGTTGCTGCTTTTAACCCTATTAATGATGAGCATAATGAGAACACATTAAATAACAATATCGTATGGACAGCTATCTCGCAGAACCTCAGGGTTGATGGTAATCTATGGCCTAAAGGAGAGAGAGTTGTTATGTATAATCTTGCAGTACAACCTTTTCTAATGTATGTCATTAAAAAGGTTATGGAGTATGAAGGCTATAAGCTTACACGTAACGACTTCGACGTAGAACCATGGAATCGCCTGCTCATCGCGAATGCAATGAACACGGTTAATATTAAGGACGCTCTACCTCATTGGAAGGTATATACTTTTCTGGAGGAGATAAGAAAACTATTCAATGCGTCTATTGTTTTTGATGAGCTTGCGAAGACTGTCAAGATACTCTCAACCAATGAACTTGGCACAAACGATATCGTGAGCTACGACTGCTCTGATGAATATACTTGTGAGTACGATGAAGATGGTTTATCGAACTTGTCTACCTCTAACATAGAATACGACTTCGATTCATCAGCGAATCATGATTGGAGAGATTATATCTCACAGTCAGTACAAAAACAATTTGAAACAAAGAAATATAATACCTATGAGGAACTTTTTGCTGCATATAAGGGCATGAAGCAACGTGAACGAAGAACGAACATATTCCAAGTTGACAACAAATACTATATATCTGCAATGGTACCTGACAAGTATAGTGATCCTGATAGCGAAGAAGTACATGAAAAACTAACACAATGTGGTTTCTTTAATCCTATTATAAGAGATATGGAAAGTGACGACTTTGTAAGTCTAAAAATTAGCCCTGTGGCAATAGTTAAACGAAGGAAACAAAATGCACAGAAAGATTTCTGGACTAAAACTTTTATAGGAAAGTTCGGAGATTTACAACCGAATAAATGGGTGTATGTTCCATCGGTACCAAATGAGAAACAAGCATCGCTCGACAGTATGGAGGTTGATGGCGAAGGAGATTATTACACAGCCGTTCAAGATGCTATGGAAGGAGTAAGCGAAGAAACAACTACCACAACTGAAGATGATGTATCAATGCCTATTATGTTTCAAAGTCAAACTGTATACAATCTTGCTTCAAACAGGAGTGTTGCTTACAATGAAAAACTATTCGAGAACGAAACTCTTAAGGCACGAATTCCTAAAACTTACACTTCGCCTGGTATGAACGAAATGTCCAATACTGAGCCAGAAGAGGCGTCTCTATCATTATCGAATATATTAGGAGCAACTGGAAATCTTAAAATAGATAAGCATAATCTGATAACCTATGATTTGATAACAGAGGATATTCCTGACCCTTCTAAGCTCTATCTCCTTCGTAACAAGAAATATGTATGTGCAAAGATAGAGGTCTATATTCGTCAAGGGAAAATTAGCAATATGAAAAAAGGCTATTTCTACGAGGTTTTATAGTTCGCCTCGGAAATGCTTAGTTTCTTCGTGAGCAACCTTTTCTGATTTGAGATATTTGTTGGTAACAGAAATGTCGGAATGGCGTGCTTGGTCTCGTGCAACAACAATACCTTCTGCATTAGCCAAATCTCGAATACCAGAATCCTTAAGACTGTAGAATTGGTATGAATGAGGAAAGCCAAGCGCTTTCCTGACTCGTGCCCATTCTTGTCTGAATCGATTAATAGCAATTTGTTCTTTACCAGGTCTAACATCTTTGCCAAATAGATAATCAGAGGAAGGATTATTGAATATACCTTGATCTATCATCAACTTTAATATCGTATCATTAAGAGCAACCGCCTGCTCTTTCCTGTTCTTTGATACATCTGCAGGTATAGTAATTGTCTGATACTTAATTGATATATATCCAATTTTGATGTGACGTAACTCTTCAGGACGAATGAAAGTATAATATTCCATCATGCAGGCAAGATAGAACCATGGGCATTTATCTAATGCGTACTCCTTGAGCTTTCGCAAGTCTTCAATCTTAATGGCATCACGAAACTTTTCGCCCTCCTTCATCATTGATATGCTCTCAACGCAATTTTCCTTAATATACTGCCGATCTACGAGCCACGTAGCAAATGTAGATAACCAGGTGCGGTAATTGTTACGAGTCTTAGGTGAACGTTCCTTATCGAAGACTATATAATCGAGAAAATCAACGACAAAAGTTTTGTCAAACTGATAAACGTACTTTATTGAGATTTTTGCCTCCTCGATATAGGATAGCAATACCGATAATCGACTACGATAGTCGACTGCAGTCTTAGATTTGAGCATTCCTTTCTTCTCTGCAATTTTGGTATAATCGGTATAACGTTTAATAACGACATCCCAGGTAGTATAACCCCTTGACTTATCTGAATTAAGAAAAGGATTCCAGCCAGATATAAGCAATTGCGTAAGGTTAGTGATGAGAACTGATGCTATTTTCTTTCGCTCATTCTTAGCATATTTATTAAGCATATACTTTTTTCGCTTGAGTCCGTCAATAGTAGGATCATAAACATAAAAATCTACATACCAATCCTTACCAGTATGCAACCTTGGAAGAGTATATCCTATTATATCTTTTGACGATAAGAGTTTTTTAGGTGTTGGAAACATTTTTTTACATTGTTTGTCCGAAGACAACCAATGCTATTAATAATATAGCGTCCGAATACCGTCCCACTATCCGCAACGCCTTTAAAAGATTAAAGGTCGAACTCCTCTATTTAAGAGAAGTTCGACCATTTTTAGTTGCGGAGGCAGGACTCGAACATGCGACCTCCAGGTTATGAGCCTGGCGAGCTACCAACTGCTCCAC